CAGGGTAGCTGCGCTGCCGGTGACGTCGATGCCCCAACTGCCAGATGCGCCAGTGCCCGTCTTGGTGACGGTGTAGGTGGTGTAGTTGTTGGCGTCGAGGACTGTCCCGCTCGGCGTGCTGAGAGTGCCGTTTGTGGCGTTGTAGGACAGCCCGCCCGCAACGCGGGGCGTGGCCCCGTTGGTGGCGGTGCTTTGCGTCGTGCCCAGCAGGTAGATGGTTCCGCTCGCGACCAGCGTGTTAATCGGCCCAATGGCGTCGGTCATGTCTTGCGCCGCCGGACCGGTGAACACCACCTTGGCCCCGGCCGAGAAGCTGACCAGCGACCCGGCGTTGCTCGAGGCGTAGACCGTGGCCCGGGTCAGCGTGCTGGTGCTAGATGTCCAAACGCCCTCGCCGACTTCCCACTCGGAGCCGGTCGAGTTGATGATGGTGTAGCGCAGCGTCGCGCCGTTAGTGTGGGCGGCCGCAATGGTGCGATAGCCACCAGAGCCAGCGACACCATCGACGGTGATGGTGCCGGTGCCCGTCGTGTTGGTCTGGTCCTTGACCCGGTCCTTGTATTCAGCCATTTCCGCTTCCTAAGAAAAAACGCCCGGGCCTTGGCCGGCAGGGCGACCGCAGCTTCCGGGCGTTCAGGGCGAGGCGCAGTTGGACTACACGCTCGCCCCCGCTCCAGCGTACCGCTCGCGGATCAGGCGAACGTGATGGTCAACGAACCGGCCGGGAACGTAACGGTGTCCGACTGGTTGATGGTCTTGCTGATGGTCAGCGCGCCGTAGAACAGCAGGTTGCCAGCCGTCGATGCGTCGTAGATGCCGAAGTGGGTCACGGTGCCCCAAGTGCCCGAGGGCGTGGCAAACGTGATGGCGCTGTTGTTGCTGGTCTGGCCGCCGGTGCCGGACGACGCAGTGGTCGAGCCAGCGCTCTGCGTGCCGGCCCAGTTCGCCAGCGAGGAAGCCACGGTGACGCGGCTGTAGTTGTTGCCGGACACTTCGGTGCCACCGCCCGAGTCGCTGGGTGCTGCGGTCAGCAGGCCAACGTACAGGTTGGTGGTGGTCGGTGCGGCTTGGCCCCGGAAAAGCTGGTCAATCAGCTTGTTTTCCAAGTAGTCGGACATTGCGGACATGGAAGTTCCTTTCAGTCAAATTGGGAACGAACGTTGAACTTGAGAACTTCGTAGACGGTCTGTTTTTGCCCGTCGAAGTCCACCTCAACCTCACCTTCATACGGCCCGGGCGGAACGTCCAGTGTGTTGTCGGGGAAGTTGAACCTAACTTGGCCGGTGGACCCCCCACCGACCTTCTCGCACACAAGCGTGCTGAGAATCGTGTCTGTGCCGGCGGCGCGGAAGTAGACGCGCACGACCGTGTCCACTTGGCTGACGTCCAGCGCCAAGCCAGTGCTGCGGTCCGTGAGCGTCAGCGTGATGTAGGGGAAGTTGTCCCCTTGCACCAGCTTGATCCGTTCTGCCATTCACATGCTCCTGTTTGCGTGCGTCGGATTTTCTCACTCCGACGGCGCGTCATCTGGGACGAAATTATCACCGCCCTGAGCAAGCGGGTCGCCGCCCAGCCCCTCTTCGGGTGCCAACGGCAGGCCAGCAAGCTCACGGAGATGATTCTCAAGCTCGCGGTCGGGGAACATCATCGCGCCGGCCGCCGTCATGGCTTGGACGAACTGCGCCACCTCGCCGAGGTTCTGCTTCTCGAGGTCGCCCGGGATCAGCGTCGGCATCATCAGCGGGTCCATCCCGTTGAGCGCCCACAGACGCGGGATCAGGTGACGGTTGAAAACGTCGGCCATCGACTGCTGGAACGCGCCGATGGCGGTGGCAAACAGCGCGGTCTTGTCCGACGACAGGGCGAACGAGCCGACCGACTGCTGGCCCAAGAAGATGAAGTCGGCCAGCACCGAGGTGGCGATGGCGCGGTTGTAGCGGTCGATCACCTTGGAGGTGTCGAACGAGCGCGTGCCCCCGGTCGAGAGCAGCTTGAAGTCGAACAGCAGGTTGCCCGAGGCGTCGCGGTCGGACGGCAGGAGGATGCCTTCCTGCATGTCGCGGCGCACCTGCGTGACCAGCGTTTTCCACGCCTGCAGCGTCTGCTTTTGCTGGGCGTCGGCCGACGGGTCGAAATACTCGCCCGGGATCATGGCGACGGGCAGGCCGGCCAGATCGCGCTCGATGCCCACGCCCTCGATCTCCTCGATGCGCTTCTTGAAGTACCACGCCCGGTAGGCGTTGCGCAGGACGGAGCGGCCCTCGGGGTTGTTCTTCTCGTCGGTGGTGCGGAACAGCAGCAGCTTCTCGATGGGAATCATCACCATCGCGCCGGACCACGGCTGCTGCCACATGCCCTTGACGGAGCCGTCCTCGGGGTCGAACTCCCACTTGATGATCGTGTTCTGGGCGCGCAGGCTGATGTTGCGAATGCCGATCATCCCGTCGTTGAACTTTGACCGGGTGCTGCCGTCCTTGGCGTCCATGCCGCCGCGCTTCTTCCAGATGATTTCCAGCGGCGCGAAGCCGTAGGTGAACATCGAGCAAGCCTCGGTGACCACGGTGGACCACGGCACGCTCATGTCGTCCATCACCTGCTCGACGAACGTCTTAGCCTCTTCGGCCTCGCCCGACTCGTCGGCTGCCTGCACGCGCCACTTGGTTTGGCGGATCAGCATGGTGATGGCAAAGGTCACGGCCCCGACGATGGGGTCGTTGTCGCTCATCTCGCGGTAGACGCGGGAAGCGTTCAGCCCGCGCAGTTCGCGCAGGAATTCGTCGACGACGTAGCCCCCGAACTGGCGGAGGCCGGTTTGGCCGATGGCGGCCGGGTCGAATTTCAGTTTGTAGGCGGTTTCCGCCATCAGTCATCTCCTGCGTCTGCCATCGCGCCCAGCCAAGGGCTGATGCGCACGCCACCACCGGGTTGTGCGTTCCGCAGGCCCGGATTGACCTGACGGTACTGCTCGACGGCAAGTGCCAGCGCCATCACACAGTCGTCGTGGTAGCCCTCGGGTGCTGAATACTTCACGCCCGTCCGGGTGTAGAGGTATTCGAACAACTGCAACTCGGACTTGATCGGCCCGTCCGGGAACCCCACGGCGCTTGTCTGGATGGCGACTGCAAGCCCCTCCATGAGCTTTTGCTTGCTCGCCGATGAGAAAGTGTAACCCGTGACATTCCGGCGTTGTTTTTGCAGGCGCTCCACGATGGGGTCGCCGACGCCGGTCGAGTCGATGAGAGTCGGGCAGCGCCCAATGAGGGCGAGGATTTTCTTGACCGTGACCTCCCACGGCCCCTGCCAGCGTTCGAACCCGCAAACGTCCCCGTTCTTGTCCAAACCGATGACAACGGTCCAGTCGGTGGACTTTGCCAAGTCGATGCCGATGGCCACGGGCACGCCCGCCGAGAGCGGCCTGATACATCCGGCGATGTGGGTCAGGCCAAAGGGATTACCCTCATCGTCGGACGGCTCGGCGAGGTAAAGCTCGCGGAACACCTTGTCGGGCAGCAGCGCCTTGGCGTCCTCGATTTCCTCCCGGGACAGCACTCCGCCCTCGACGGCGTCGTATGCCGTCAGCTTGGCGTAGGCCATGCCCGGAGCGCCAGCCTCGGCCTTGCGGGCCATCTGGAAGTGCCAGTTGGTGCGGCCCTTGACGTTCCCGATGATGCGCACCGGCCCCCGGGTGGCGGTCAGGGTGGAGCGCACGGCCACCCACGAGTCCTCGCGGCAGCGGCTGGCCTCGTCGATCACGGCGGCGTAGACGTCCTCGCCGTAGAGGTTGTCGGGCTTCTCGGCCGACTTGAACCACATCGTCGCCCCGTTGGCGAGCGTGATGGTCATTTCGGTTTCGTTGGCGAGGTAGATCGCCTTGGGCAGCCCCCGCTTGATGCGTCGAAACGCGATCTTGGCCTGCGGGTAGACGGGCGCGACCCACCAGTAATTGCGCCCGGGCTTGCCGTGAATGAACGCCTGCTCGGTCAGCCACGCCATGCAGCCGACGGTTTTCCCGGCCTTGGTGCTGGCCTCGATGATGGCGTAGCGGGCAAGCGCGCCCGCGTGGTCCACCGCGTCGAAGATCGCCTTGCGCTGCGCCGGATACAGCCACGGCCGCTCATAGACGATCTGCATCAGGCGTCAGGCGCCTCGCGGTCGCCGATCTTGAGGGTTACTACCACCGTCTCTTCGCCGTCCTCGGCCTTCTTGATCTTGGCCTCGGCCTCGGCGCTGAAGTCGCGCTCCCGCATCCCGAGCCGGGTCTTGGCAATGAAGATGCAGGCCGTCAGCGCGGCCTTGCGGTCCTGCTGCTGCGTGGCGATGCTGACGAGGTTCCCGGCCACGGCCGACCCGATGCGCTCGGCCCCCCGGGTCAGTTCGTCCTCGTAGTACTTGAGCAGGGTCTTGACGTCCACCTCGATCAGGCGGGCGATCTGCTCCTGCGTGTAGCCAATGAAGGCACCGAGGGACACCGTCCGGCGCAGCAGGTCGGTCGGCTCATGGGCGGCCTGCTGGCCGTTGGCCTTGCGGGCGCGCTTTTTAGGTTCAGGAACGGCCGGGAGTCCCGTGGCCGCCCCGGCAGGTTGGGGTTTGATTGGCTTGCGTGGCATAAATATCACTCCCGTGACAAATTTCGCTTGCTTTCCGTCCGGGCTGGAGCGACAGTATCACCATCGTAACACCCAAAGGAGAAAGCGATGAGCGAGCGAACCAAAGAGAAGATTCTGGATGTCACCACGGCAGTTGCCATTGGCCTGATGCTGGCTTGGTTTCTGGTGCAGGGCATCTGAAAAGCATCTGAAAAGCAATCGTCCACAAATCATTACGGAGAAGCAGCATGCAAACGACGACGATCCTCCCCCTTGGGTTTGCCGGGGTTCTTTCAAACCTGATCGCGGCCAAGAAGGCCAGCGCCCCGGCCCAACCCAAGCGGCGCGGTCTGCTGGCGGATGTGGAGCGCGATGTGGCGCTCGGGAAGGCTCCCCCGCCCATCGAGTTCGCCACGGCGGCGAACTACACCTACAACCGGCACGCGGAGGCGCTCTATAACCTCTGGCAGAGCGGCGACCTCGCGGGCTTGCGGGACTTCCCCATCAATGGGGTTAACACCTACTCGCGGGCCTTGCAGCGGTATCGCACGATCCTTGTGGACAACTTGAAGGGCGGTTTGCAATGAGCGACGAGCAGGTGCAGCGCTGCATGGCGCTCTGGAAACTGATGCAGCCCCGGATCATGGCGTTCGCGGCGGCGCACGGCGCGACCCCGACGGAGGTTGCGGTTGCGATGACAATTGGCACACCGCAGGTCGTGTTCGCGGCTTCTGCGGCTGGCGACGAGTGGGAGCAGATGGAGCGGGCGCGTGCCCTCTTCGGTGCGGTGGGTGAAGCGTTGGTGAAAGGAGCGCGGTGATGGCGTCGGTTTGGTATCACGACCGCAAGGTCACGAAGAAGGTTCACGGCCACATGAGCGTGCAGGGCGCGAGAAACCTGTTCGACAAGATGCTGGTGGACTGGCACCGGCGCGGCGGGGTTGCCGAGCGCGTCAACGCCTTTGAGGC